GTACGGGTTTTGCTGCATCGTGACAGCCTTCCTGTTCACCACCATGTAGACTTCATTCCAGTTCCCGAACGCGATCGGCGTTGAACCTGGAGCAACGTCAGGCATTTGCGTGACAATTTGAATCGGGGAACCATTGATCAGGAACCCAGGCGTGCCGGGCAAATCCTGCGGATAAGCAACGAGCATCGGCCGGCTGGCTGCATCGCTCATTGTTAGAATTTGAGCGAACACATTTTGATTCAGTAAGTACCTGCCGCCGCCCAGACCGGAACCACCGTGATATTGCACCGGAACGTTCCATTTTAATGCAATTAGGTCTTGCCACGTAAACGTATCAGTAGGGGTATGATCCGACGTGTCGCAGATCGGAATGCCCGCATTAGGGTGCAGAATTCCGACAGGCTTGCCAATACCGTCGCCGGTCATGATCGCGTTAGAGATTGTCCGGCGAAACGCGCGAGTGACCTGATCGAGCATGAAGCCTTCAATGTTAATCGAGGCGTCTTCAAGAATGTCCCGCGTCGCACAAACGATGTAACGCAGAGTTTCCGGCTTGATTTCAAGCTCGCCCATGCCTTCCTGGAGGTTCGGCTGTGGATTGTTGGCGAAACAACTGGTTTCGCAGGCCCAGGCCGCCGCATCGATCCTTACATTGTTAATAAAAAACCTGACGCTCGGTCCCGAAATCGTTTGGTTCGACATGATGCCGACCACGTCGGTCTGATCGACCAGACACGACAGCACGCGGTTCGACATCACGGGCGAGAGAATAAAACCGTTGCTGCCGAAATTGAACGCGGACAGAGCCTTCCGAAACTCGGGCGAGAGTGAAGCAATGTCTGTGGTGTTCATCAGGGCCGAGAGCGCCCTTACAGCGGTGCCCGCTTCGGCTATCTGTTCTTCGGTCGGTTCGAACGGGTGATCCGCATCTTTCTTGACGATTTTCAACTCATGTTTGAGTTGTAGCAGTCCAATCGCCGCCTTGCGGTTGGCCTCATCAGAAAATTGTTGTTCCTGCCCAGGTCGCAACACGCGCTTGCGCAGATCGTTCAAGCTGTCTTCGAGGCTCTGACACTTCGTCGCGAGCCCGGTCATTTCGTCGATCATCTTGACGACTTTGGCCTCAGTATCGACCGTCATCTGCCCATGCTTGGCAATGTCGGCCTTCATTTCATCGAGCAGCTTCAAGCGCTCCGTGTCTGCCTTGGCGACATTGTCGCGTGTCACTTTGATTTCGGTGAGCAGTTCTGCAAAACCGGCTTGATCAGACATGGGCACGCCCTTTCAACTGGATCAAAAGGCCGCGCACCTCGTCAGCGACACGCAATTCATCAAACGGCAAATCATAGAGTGGAAGAACCCACTCATCTTCTTTGCTGTTATCCGCGCCGGGCGGTCCTTTGGGGTCGATCTTGTCTTTCCACGCTGCAACAATCCGAGCCTTGATCTTTTTCACTTGATCCGCGCTATATGCGTTCTGGTTCCTTGGCATATTGATGTACGACCAAGCGGCTCGAATGTTTTTCTCAGTATGAATCGGGTAGCGCTTTACTCCATCATCTTGATAGCCGGGATCAGCGTAAGATACGTCTCCATAGGGTTTTGCTGCGTCCTTTCGTGCTTCAATGAGCGCGTCAACGCCTTCATTCATGAGGATTTCGATATCTTCGTCATCGAGCCCGCAGGTTTGTAGTAAGCCGGCAACCTCGCTCTTGACGCTCAGCACGCGCGCGTTGACGTTCGCCGGCATGGCAACGATTGAACACTCCCGCAACGTTGCCTTCTTGATGGTGCGCCGCCCATTCCTATCATCGTATTTGACGGCGTTGCGATCTGGTATGCTGTAGCCAACCGACAACCCGGACAAGTAACCGCGCTTCAGCAAGGCATAGGTTTCGCGCGCCTTCTCGACTTCAAGTGCAAGCTCGCCTTCGACGTGAAGCCTGGAGCCCTTCTGTGTGAAACTCTTCCAACCGCCAACGACTTGCGTGCGGTCATGGTCGCGAAACATCGCAACGTCAGGTTCACCGCCGCTTTTCTGAGCAATCGGAAAGAATGCGCCCGCCTCGATGATATCGCTTTGTGAGTCAAGATCGGACGTTGACGCAACGCCCGAGAACGTAGCGGTCTCGTTCTTCGCTTCCGTCGCTTCGAATGAGCAGTTTAGGCACTGATAACGCAGCATGGTCGTTGCCATTCGCAAAACCTGCGATACAGCCGAAAAATATCATGCACGGAAGGACCGATTTCGAGAGTCGTGTTTAGGTGTGAAATAGCAGTGTGCAACGACAATTCACGACATCTTCAGCGCCCGCACCTAATGAATCATCGCCTGGAAACCGCATTGGCCCGGTTGCCGCTGCAAAGGTCTCATTGAAGGGAATCGAAGTACCGTGCAGGTCCACATGAATCGGCCGCACGCGCTCATCATTCGCGGTCAACCATTCCTTTGTTCTCACCGGGACTTGGCGATATCTAACGCTCTCATACATCGCCGCCATGGCTGCATTGTGAGTCTCTGTGCGCGCAATCGACGCCGCACGCGCACGCGCGATCTCTGGAATCTCACGATAAAGCCGGCTGGCAATGGTTTGGTTGCTCAGCCCCTGCCGCACGCCGGTCATCACAATGTCGCGGATTTGGTCGGCCAGCGACTGCGAAATGTCACTGATACGGCGCGCGGCCCTCGCCTGCAGGTAGGTAAGCTGTTCCTGCATGAAGCGGCTTAAGCCAGTATTCGCGGCCTTGCCTTCAAGCTGGTGGAAGACGGAGGTGTAAACGTCTTTGTAAATGCGCTGATAGTGTCGCAGTAACGCCGGTTCGCCACGCTGATGAACATAGTGTTGCGCAGCCACGCCACCCCGTGACATCTGCAGGCGGATGCCGGCGCATATCAACGGGAATTTGTGGTAATGAAGCACTTGCTCCATTCCATTAAGGTAGGTCTGGAATACACTGTCATCCGCAACGTTGACCAACATCAGACAGCAACCGCCCGTCTCGACTCGGCGTCGTAGCCCCAAGCATCCCAACCCCGGCGCGGTGGCCCGATGCGGTTAAGCTCAATCTTCGGCAGATTGGGAAAATAAGCTTCGATCATTTCCAGGAAAATCTCAGGCTTCTCGGAATGACCGCGCCGTGGCGATTCCATGAGCGAATCCCATTGCTCGCCTGGGGCCGGACAAGGCACGTCGCCGCGCGTGCCGAGCAAGAGCGTTTCGTGCTTATTGCGGCTCCAATAGCCTGGGCCGATCCTGTCTTTCGCCCAAATGAATTCGCTCTTGTACTTGAACCGCCATGCCACCATCACTTCGATTGCCTGCGGTAACATTGGCTGCGTTGCCCACATGAACAGAACGCAATCATCCGCCGCGATCGACGGCACGTCACGGGCCTTGATCACCTCTAGCGGCGACGTGGGGTAATGGTTATCGGCCGCGCGATCCATGCCTGATACCCGCGACCAAGGCTCAAACCGCCATTCGGGGTCGGCGACAATGACGCCATAACGCCGCGTGGGCAGCCCCAGAATCTGCTTGGCAAGGTCAAGCTCGCGCTCGGCCCGCCGCCGCGTTTTCTCGTCTTCGTCGAGCAGATTGACGGTAATGCTGGATTTACCGCTGACAAACCGCTCGCGGCGTTCAGCCAAAATTTTTTCGAACTTTGGCACTGGCATTGCCGCGTATTTCCGGGCTCGGTCGGCCAGGTGCCGCCCGGGATGGAGATAAAGATCATAGACGGCGAGGTATGCTGCCGCGGCCCCAATATGATGATTGGCTATTTGGACAACGAGGAAGCCACAAGGAAAGTGCTGCCGGGCGACGGATGGTACCATACGGGGGATAAGGGCTATTTTGTCAAAAACGGAATATTCGGCAGGCAAAAGCCGGTCGACTATCCCGCCGATTTTATATATACCCCGGACCTTATAAATTGCAGCCTGATATTAAAAGGACGCGTCGATAACCAGTTCGCGAATCATAGGGGAGAGAATATCTTTCCGGAAGTCATAGAGTCGGTCTTGATGAACAATCCGATTGTCAGCAGCTGCCGCGTATGCGAATCGCCCCATACCCACGTCATGGCGCAAATCTTCCCCGATATGGAGGCGATTGAAGCCAAGCTTGGCAAAAAGCCGACGGACGAAGAGGTAAAGATAATGATTTCGCAAATAGTCAGGCAGGCAAATGTAGTGTTGCAAAGCGGCTGCGGCATAGACGACTTTGAGATAAAAGACGCGGACTTCGAGCGAAACGCGTTCGGAAAAATCAAACGTACCCGCTCGTAGGAGCGGGATCATCGAATTCGTAAAAACAAAACGCGTTTAAAAGTAGGTCTTTTGATGAACTGTCACGTTTCTTCTCCCTCGTACAAAATTGCGTGTCGGTGGGTCGGGACAAATTGCTGTTATTCGGCTATAATCCGTGCGTCAGTTAAAGGACAACCCCCCCCCCCCCCCCC